CCGAAGGGGGTGCTTCAGATCGCTACACAAGGAGAACTTTTGATGAATCCAGATTGCAAAGCACGATCGCGGGTCGATGGTCCGTTACAGAGTACACTACCAGTTACTGGTACGTATACTCCGAGTAGTGGGCCACCGGTTCCGATCTATCAAGGACCATTCCTCGTTTCATACGAGAAGAAGTCTATGGTAGATGTAGTTTGTAAAAACTACCAAAAGCGCATTGCATCTGGTGAAATCATCAACAATCCTTGTACGATGACGGTGACTACCGAGGTAGAAGATCTCGGTAGTGTCTCTGCTAGCGAACCTGGAGGAGGAGCACAGAGCTATAGTGGACCAATTACTGGTTTCTATGGCTCGCTCGATGGTTGGGATAACATTTGGGATACCTATCCCGAAGGTTCTACCGACCACGAGCTCCTTGTCCGGCAAGCTAAGCTAAAGGCTTTGTCAAACATCGACAATACACCGTACCAGTTCGGAGAGGACATTGGAGAAATTCGAGAAACTTTACGTTTCCTGAAAAATCCAATCTCTTCCTTAGTAGAATTGAGCACATCGTTTAGACGGACGTATAAAAACAACCGTCTTAAGTATCGTGATATAAGCATAGCTCACGCTAATGCTTATCTCCAATACCGATTTGCTCTACGACCATTACTTCGGTCATCCTCTGATGCTCTTAACGCTATTGCGGGAGGAGTATCAAAGGTTCCACTAAGGCGATCTGCTAACGGATTCTCTAATGATACCTGGTCTGGGGAAACCCAAATCAAGTACATCGGAGATCCTGCTCTTAATCCTTGGAAGAGATATTCACTTCTTAGGAATCAAGAGACGCAGATTCATGCCACTATCCTGTACGAGTTTTCAAACCCCGTAACAGGTTGGAGGCGTGAGGCTGGTCTTCGCGCGAAGGATATACCACATACTATCTGGCAGTTAATGCCTTATAGTTTTGTGATCGATCGTGCGATTGACATTTCTAGTGCAATCGCAGGCTTGGTTAATTTATCAAGCCCTTCGCTGACGATCCTAGCGGGAAGTGTGGCTACTCGTGATACGGTCTCGGAAGAGACTTCATTCACTGGTAGACGCTACGACCCCTGGACCTTCTCCATTTCCCCGTCGATTCATAAAAAAGAAGTTTTTACTTATGATCGTGTGGAATGGAGTCCAAGTGCCGCCGATTTAATTCCTCCTTTTCATAAGGAAGGATTAGTCGACGACGTCCTCAAAGTCACCGATTTGCTTGCTCTGTTTTTACAGAACATGCGAAAGTGACATCACCTCTTGACATAGGAGATTTTTATGTCTATTTCAGCAGCGTCCGTAACTGTAGGTGCAACTTTTGCACCTACTGGTGGTAGCGCTACGTCCTTACTCCAGAAGTCTGATGACGGGAATAGTGTTCAAACTATTCTCGACGATGGATCAATTCTGCTTTCTCAAAAGCAGGTTGATTTCTCAACTCAGGCTCCGAAGGTAAGTACCGGCGCGCCTAACGGCTATACCCAGGCTCGTAACACCGTCGTTATTAAGGTTCCTTTGACCCTTGATAACGGCAACCGTACAGTTAACACCGTACGGATTGAGCTCGCTTCCGACATCGAAACAACTGATGCGGAACGAGACACGTTACGTGAGCTGGCTATGCATGTGCTTAATGATACAGATTTCGACGATTTCTGGAATCAGCAAGCACTGTCGTAAAGTCAACCATGTCCTGGTTGACACAGCGATTAAACAATTTGTCAAGATTGGCAAAATTTGCCGTTGTTCTTGTCGAATTGCTGGTCGCTGCTTCTCTATTGGGACTCTTCTTGAAGTTCTTTTGGCCATTATTATTGTGGCTTATTTAGCCACAATCGGTCTTATTGAGACCGTGACCATTAGTGCTATCAAGACAGGCGTCCTAGTCGAGAAGACGAGCCATTAGGCTTACCAACATCACTTCAATAAGGAGATATTCCATGAAGTCGGTAAAACCACCTGAAAGGCGTAAACGCTCTTTCAATCCTGACTTATTTGTAACAGCATTAAGTCAGGCGATAACGCGCGACTTGGAACATGTTAAACAAGAGTATAACATGGTCCATCCTTCACTTGAAGCCGCGTTAGATCGTCAGAATACTGAACTCTTAAAAAAGTTCGAGTATTCGACGGTAGATCAAGAAAGACTGGAGACGGAAGCCTTCACGAAGTTTCGTGAGACTAACGAGTATGTGAGCTTCATGGACCAGTGGTATAACTACCCCTGGCACCTGAGTCGCATACAATCCATGACACCTGTAGAGGACAAAATCCATCTACGGGCTCGTGCTTTAATGCACGAAGTTCTTGGTCCACTGGAAGAAGAAGACTTTTTCCAGCATTGTAAAAATAGTGCTGGATCCTCATTGGGTGTACCTTTTGCTGATACATCCCAAGAAAGGAAGTTTTCTTTTCCTCTAACGTCGACTGTGAAGGCAAAGATCTTCTTTGATCGATACTTGAACTGGGATTTTCAACTCAGCGAGGCATTAGATTCTTTTAATGCCGGGACAAGTTTTCCCAAGTATCTAATCGAAGAAGGCGCGCGCGCTACGACGGTTCCAAAGGACTCATCCAAACGCCGATTTATCAGCGTTGAGCCAACCTGCAATATGTTTTTGCAGCAAGGCCTCATGCATTTAATGTATGAGAGGATGAAGTCGTATGGACTGGACGTTGCGTCTCTCCCCGAAACACATCAAAAGTTAGCGAGAATCAGTTCAATTGTTGGCAATTTTGCGACAATTGACTGGTCCTCAGCTTCCGATAGTGTAGGGATCAATCTGCTTCGTTGGCTACTGCCTTCTAAGTGGTTTGACGTCTTAAACGCAGTTCGGTCGCCTTGCACCCATATTAATGGGGAAAGGGTTGACCTTGCTATGTTTTCGACGATGGGCAACGCGGGAACTTTTCCGCTAGAGACGCTCGTCTTCTGGACCTATGCGGTCGCTACATATCAAACCATAGAACAAGACTCGAATACCATGTACTCAGATCCTCGATCTGAATACAGGAGCGAGTGCTCGGTCTTTGGTGATGATTGTATCGTCCCAACTCACATTTCTGAACTTTATGTTCATGTCTTGGAGTTGATCGGATTCCAGGTAAACTCTGAAAAGAGTTACATGGGAGACGAGCGGTTCAGAGAATCCTGTGGAGGTGACTACCTCTCAGGATTCCCGACGCGCCCTGTCACTATAAAGGCGCCCACCAGTGTTCGTATATCTTCAATGGAAGCATGGCTGTATAGTATCTGGAACAGGGTACAAACAAAGTATATTTTATACTTTGGCCCTCTCCGATACATATACAACAGACATGTTTTCCATTTGATATGTCGAACCCTTCGGGAGTACAATTGTAAAATTAAAATTGTACCTCCGGATTTTCCTGATGATGCAGGCATACACGGGAGTGATCCCGATAGGCTTGTATTATGTTACGGGAAGTATGGTTTTTCCCCGATACATAGAAGTCAGCATGGAACTTACTCTTTCCTCTATAAGAGATTCGTTTATCGAACTCATAAGAAAAAGAGTGGGGATATCAGATACCCTCTATGGTTAAAGTTTCCAACCATAACAGAGTATTTTGATAAACCCGTAAAGAACCGTCCTGACTATTCCATCAGAAGAATCGGTGGTTACGTTGTAGCCCGAGGATTTTCTGCCCATTGGGCAGGTCCGAGTATGGAAGCTCGGCCGGCTAACAGCTGGTAATCCTCGACAAAAAACACAAAACGTG